AAAGTATTTGGTGAAAGCTCGTCGATCTGTCTAACTTCTTCAGCAACCTTCTTAGCAGTAGCAGTAGCGATCGCCATCTTCTTACCCATGTCCATGCCTGGATTATCGCGTTCCATTGCCTTAGCAATCTCTTCACGTTTTTTTATTTCAGCCGGAGTAAGTTTCTTTTCTTCAACAGATTCTTTCTTAGATGTCTTTTGTGCATCTTTAAAGTCTTGGGCTGTTGGTCGATCAGGGTGTCCAGGAGGATTAGGCTTTTCCCCGCGCTTGCGCTTGGCGTGGATATTATCCCACAAGCCTTTTTTCTCATCTAGTTTTGCTTTAAAGTTTTTAAAATCATTCATTTGGCTTGGTCTCTTTATTTTTAATTTTAACGCTTTTAAGTCTGGCCGCATCCATCATTCTATCATGGCGAACTGCATCTGCCTTCTTTTCCCTATTTATTCTTTTTTTAGCTAGGTCAATAGCAGCGCTTTCGTCAAACTCTTTGAAGCTAATTTTCTTTTTCTTTTCACCAGGCGTTTTTTCCTTAGCCTTTTCAGAAGATTCAGGCGTACCCCAATCAGGCTTATCAGCATACATGCTTTTTGTATTATCGACGGCCTCGCTCAAATTTACAGAGAATGGAGCGACCTGGTATTCTACAGCAGGCTGATCTACCTTTTCAACAGCATCAAGCCATTTGCGATACTTATTAGCCTTTGATTCAATAATAACGTAGTTAGATCCTAGCTGTTTTACGATTCCAAGTTCACCGTTTTCTTTAATAACAACTTGATCACCAATATCGAAAAGCTTTCCATCAATGTATGATTCTCTTAGGTCAGATACTGGGGCTAATTCAACATGTCGTTTAAAACTTTTTTCTTCTTTAAGTCCCAAGCCCTTACGGACAGAATTAAAAAGCGCCTTCGAATCTGAGTTCGAAAACGCTTTAGGTAGACCTTGAGAAAATGATGTAAAATCATTATCGGATGCTGCGCTGCGCATTTTAGAAGCACTCATACCTTCTGCGCCGTCAGCATCTGGATCACGCTCGCCAGCCGAAATAACTTTAATATCCATAAAGTTATATAGACCATGACGACCCTTTTTGCCGTTATACGTGTTCAGAAGAGCATCAAATTCATTGACTCGATCTGATCCAACAACCATAACAACTTTTCTAAATCCTTCATCGTAAAGTGAAGTTGTAATATCCATTATGTTTTTAATTTTGTTGTTCATAAGGATATTACGCGCATGACGTGGAAACATCTTACGCGCTGCTTTAACTTTTTCTTTGTATGTCAGTGGGTTCTTTTTAGAATCGATCGATTGAGACAAATACATTCTATATGGATTTTTGCCTGCAGATGAAGCCAATTTGTCTAGCAGTTTTTCATGACCAATAGTAGGTGGATTCATTCTCCCGAAGGAGAAGAAAACCGTTTTTTCTTCTTCAACTAAGTACTGCTTAAATGATCCAATCATTTTGCGCGCTTTCTTTCCATTTCTTTTTTACGAACGTCTTTAATCATTTTCTTAGACATACGATCAATTCGAGTCTTAAAAGCTGGACTATTTAAGCGCTTCTCGATCTCAGCTTTTCGTTGCGGAGTCAAGTCATCTTTTGAAATATTTTTAATTAATCTTTTGTATGTCGCCAGATATGCCGAACGTCTTGCACGCTTCTTGAGCGTGTCGTTACTCGCAAATCTACGAGCTGCGCGGCTTCTTCCAAGAGCAATCTTCGCCTTATTGCGGCGCATATCACGGCCTTTTTTAAGACGCGACTGAACTGATAGAGCTTCATCAACTTCAGTTGATTCAGAAGCAAGCTGATGTACCATGATGGTGTGCGTTCCATCTTGATTTTTTATTTTAACATTTTTAGTTTTATAACCCGGGCCAACATTCTTAGAATGTTTACCTTTGTCAATATAATCACTGACCGGATTTTCATGTGAGGGATCATTTGCCTCACCAATTGGACCACCTTCACCAACACCAATTGTGCGTTTACGGCGAAGGGCTCTATAGTTTGTAAGTTCGTCCTCTCCTGGACGGTATTCTATTCCCATAGGGAACATGTCTTTAAATCTTAGCATCGGTTTATCCCATTAACGGCTGGGCTTATCCCAACCTTTTAAAATTTCAGGCGAAAAGTTGTTGTATGAAAATTCCATTCTATCAACAATCTTTACCGCGTCACCACCAAGTTTATCAATCGCTACATAACCCTCAGGGCCAGTTGTCTTATAACCATTACGAGTCTTAACAAAATGTTTAGTTTTTGATAATCTATTAAGTATATTTATGAGTTTTAATTTCGCTAAAACTATTACTCTTTGGAGTTCAAAGACTTTTTCGAGCGACTTTTTGTTTTCGGCGCTGAAGAAGGCAAGGAAGTCGTCACGCTTTTTGGCTTTGCCGATCTTGCCTTTCTCGGTTTTGAGGGCGTCGATTTCTTTTTGGTATCTTCCTCTGATCCAACGGATAAGCCCATCGGTGTGGGTTCTGGGATCGGGGATGGTTCCGGCTCTGACAAAACTGTTGTTGTAGGTTTCGATGGTTTGGGCGAGGTCTCGGTTGGCTTCGAGTGCTCGTAATGTGTTCCCAGCAATTTGGTTAAATATACTGCCAGCTGTTGAAAGATATTCATTTACTTCCTCCGTTTCTTGTGAAGTCATTGTTAAATTAGTCATATCGCGTAACATCGCATCTTGCGACCATACGGCTTTGGATTTTTTAAATCTACTTATATCTACCCCATACGAGGCGCGCATAGATTCGAAGCTTGAGCCAGTGTAAGTGGTGTGCCAGACAATACCGATTTTTGCAGATAGAACGTCACGAGCGCTAGGTGAATCGGCAGGGATAGCATATACAATTGTATTGGGGTGAAAGGTAACATATTTGTCTCCTTCTATGGTGTTTGTGGACAGATCTCCGGGACCAAAAAGAAAGTCTCCTTGAACCACACCCCTGATTCCCAGCTCTGGCAAGTAGCGTAATGCCAGTTTGAGCTTATCTGCAAGATCACCAGAAGTATCAGCATCAACATCAGCTGCAGATTTATAGACTTTAGGGTTTTTGTTGAAAATGCCTTTTTTGGCAACGAAAAATTTATCGTCACTCGGATCAATACCAGCAAAAATAGCAGGAGCGCCGTCCCATTTAACACTGACGTTTCCAGCATGAGTTCCTTTCAGCATATCTCTGAGAGAACGTAATGCTAAGATTGCCTCTCTAGTTCCTTTAACCCCACCGTACAGGACTTTGTCCTCGATGTGAGTCATATGTGTATTCTTTTGTTCGGTTATATATGAGCTAAAATTTTCCATTATCTTACCTCGATCCAGCCAAGTGATGCCCATCCAGATTTATTTGAACCGGTTGATGCAATGGCAATAAGAAATACTGTTGAAGTATCACCAAGAGTTGTAGTAGTTTTTCGTTGAATCTGTGTAATACTTCTTTCAGGAAAAAGTGTAGATTCTCCCATATTACCAGAACTAATAAATTTAGTGTCTACGATTTCGCCGCCCGTAAAACTTGTTGCTGTAATGTTGTATTCTATTGGGGATTCTGCGGAATAACTTACCCATGTCCCACCTGTTAAAGTTACATCTTCTAAAACTCTAATGAATACGCTGGTGTTATCTAACGTAGCGCCTGAAAAAACGTCTGGAATGATAACTGAATTTAGACTGTCTGACTTTAAACGAATAGCAACAATAGGATAGAATGTATTAGAGTTAATAAGAGTCTTACCTGTTATAGCACTAGAAATACTTCTTTGACGTCCTAAAAGAGTTGTAGTTCCTTCTGTCGAAAATGAGTGTGACCCTTGGTAGAAGGTGTGGGTTCCAGCTGCCCCTGTTACATTTGTCAACTCAATTCTTATAGGAAGTGTGGCTGTTGAAGCCCATGTAGTACCAATAACGTTTGCATGATTAAATTGATGAACTGGAATCTTATTGTTTCCAATCACAAAGTTAAATTCAACCTGACCTGCACCATACCATTCATATTCAATAACCATCAGTTGAATGTTGTTAGGGTCAGCTACGATACCAGTTGGTCCTGTTCCGTCCAGTTTATCTACGTTCCAGTTTTCACGAGCCACGCGGGCTTCAACCACACCGCCAGCAGTATTTCTACGGCACACAACATAATATGTACCATCACCACCATCTTCGAAATATGCTCCATCATTTTCATCAAAGAGACCAAAACGACGACGAACACCCGTAGTTGGTGTCCCAAAAATAGCTGTTATCGAAACTTCGCTTTGGCGACCAGGTATGTATCTCTGAACACGTTTGGTTTGGCGAATAACTTCATCACCCGCATCAGAACCGACTTCTAATCTAACCATACCAAGATATGGTTCATGAGTTGATGATGCAGTTCCAGTTACCTTTTCATCCCAAATACGAGTATCTTTGCCTGTTTTAAATGTGCCATAGTCTGTAACTTCAAACGTGGAAACTTTACGGCGGTTTTTAGAAGTGTGCTGGACAGTATCATCATCTACAGTAACAACCTGCTTACCCCATGGATTTACTGTTGTAACAAACTCCCCATCACTATGAGCCAGAAGATTAACCTCATAAATGTCATCGTTTTTCTGGGGCCTTTGTTTACTGTCTCGACTTTTGCTATACTGTGCCATTATTGTTTTACCTTCATCTTGAATCCTAGTTTGTTACCAGCGGTATATCCTGCCCAGGCAAACTCAAACTCTGCGTCTCTAAAGTAATTACTTTGAAATGTGATGCCTGTTTTACGAACATCAACATTTACCTGGATCAAAGTAACTTGTCTGGCAATACGGATTAACGATTCTTTTATTTCTTTATCACTATTTAAAATTTTCCAGATTGATTCTCCCAGCGGTGATATAATCAAGCGGAGCTTATCTTGACCCTGCTTCACACCTTCTGTTAGATTCATATTTAGGACCTTCCAGAAAGGACCCAGTAGTTGGATCAGCTCATCGTTAGTTTTATCATCCGTAAACTTTTTAAGAGAAGCTAGATCCATATCCTTAACTTTGATACCGGTAATCTCACTAAGTTTTTGTATAGCATCTGTTTCACGGTACTTATGCAGCTGGATCATCTGCTCTTTCATCGGTAGCTCATTGACCATCTTAAAGATCTGTAAGGATGGTTCTTTATCTAAGTCTACCGTATTAGCTTTTTTGGCCCTATTTTCAATAGCGTTAATAATATTCTGAATAGTTACCTTACCGCCGCCGCCAGACTTAACAGAAATTGGGTAGTGTACGCCAAAGCGAATCCCGTATATGTCGATCAGAGGCTCATTACTAGCAGTCGGAAAAAAGGACTTTTTAAAGTTTAACTTCTTCATAGCCCAAAGAGCACTTAGAAGTTCGCCATAGTCTGCAGATACTTTAGCAAGATCTTTCGCAGAAAATGTGACTTTTACAGAAGGATTGTCATCACCTTTCATAGCTGCATATGCAAGATCCATTAGTTGATCAGCAATTTCTGCATCATATCTCTTATATAAAACCTCCTTGAGCTGACGGATCATTTCGCCTTCAGCCAATGTCTTACCGGCAAATCCTAAATTGTCAGGGCTGAGATCTTTATTATTAAAAAGTAAAGGTCCGCCTTTTGCTGCACCAATGTAATTATTTACGTATGGTATCATAGTTCCATATGGTACGTTAGAGCCTAGATCAGCAGTGGCGATCAACACATAAGTCTCAAACTTATCGGAAATAGAAGGCCCTGGATAGTCTACAATTTCTAAATTATATTTCTTAAAATATGTATCGAACTGTGATGGATCTAGAGCAAACCGAATATGATAACCCTTACGGGAAGATTCCCCCATCTTAACACCACTTAAGGTTCTCTTAAGATAGGATTTAAATTCCCTTTGGTTTTTTGTATTAATATCACGTACAGTTTTTAGCATAAGTCTCTCGTTCGTTTCTTCTATTTATATAAAAAAATGGCCGAGCTTTTGCCCGGCCCAGTTGGAGACAACTAATGAATTTTTTAATAGTCTAAGGATGCGTTCCGGTTATAGACATATACGTCTGCTGTTTCGGAAAACTTAAGAGGAAGAGATTGATGGTAACGGTAGACACCCATGCGATGCCCACGCCCTTGAAGCTTGACGTACTTACGAGTAGTCTGACCACGCTCTTTATAGAAAGCGTTAGCTTCACGAACGGCTTTGCGGATAGCTTTGATCCACTCTTGGTCGCCAGGATCTTTCAGGTTAACAGTAGCGATGTACGAATCGGTGCGGTTTTCGTTGATGATCATGTGGTGTCCTCCGTTTGATATATCTAATATAATGTATCCGAGGAGGAATGTAAACCCCCTCGGATGATTTTTTTAGAGGAATTCTTGAATTTTTTCGATGGATTCGGGAGATCCGGAGACGGTGATTTCTGGATTTCCGCCGCCGGGTCCAAAGGTAATGTAAGATTCAAGTTTCAGATTGTGTTCGTCGAGAAGTTTGAAGAAGTCTTGAATAGGGCAGTCCCAAGCGCAATCGAAGGTGTAAGTCATGATGTAGTCTCCTTTGTTACTTAACCTTTATACGCTAAAAAAAGGGGTTGTAAACCCCCTTTTTCATTTTATTTAAATTTTTTGGAGATATTGGTAGCGGATGTATCTCCTTATCAACACAACCTCATATACTAAAAAAGAGGAGCTGTAAACTCCCCTTTTTCATCTTTATTAAAAGAATTATACACCTAGAATTCTTGCTACTTCATGTTTGTTATCATTTGGAAGTGATTTGCCTGACATAATATGCTCTACAATTTGTTCAAAGTAAAATGCAGCATCTCCATGGCCATTTTCATCCAAGACAGCGGCACAATCTCTAAAGAACAGCTTGAGCTTCATATCTGCCATGCCATCACCAAGAGCTGCTCGGTGAGATTTACCTGTACGCTGATTCATTCCAACCATTCCTTTCTAGCATATTCAAAAAGCTTTCGAATTGATCTTCGTTAAGCTCTAGTTTCTTACCAGGAATAGTTCCATTTGAATATTCCTGAACTCGGCCGCCGTACATATGTTTCGATACATAGTAGACATGATCTTGATTTGGGTGTGTATATTTCATAATATATCCATAGTATCATAAAGGAGGGGAGCTGTAAACTCCCCTCTAAGTTTTAAGCCGCTAGAGCGTATTCTACAGCCTTTTCTGCAGCTTTGATTTTGCGGAGTTGGTTAGACCCAAACCACTGGCTATGGAGGCGGTTATCAGCATTACGACCTTGAAGGTGATCAGTTACATATGTAACCGAGTTAAATGCTTGCCACCATGAACCTTCGGCAAACTCTGCACCTGGCTGTGTTTCGAGAACGCTATATGCCTGCTTTGCCATGCGAGAGATAGTATCAGCGTTTACTTCCTCTTGCTTTGTTTGACCAGATGTAAGTGGGAACACTTCATTGTAATACTGCATCAGAGAGTCAACAGAAAATCGCTTTTGTCCGAGGAACTGAGCCAGTTCTTTGTACTTAGCAAATTTCTCATGAGCAATACCCATAGTAGCCTTGACAGTATCAGCATCAAACGCAGTGCGGTGACCAACTTTTACGGCACGTTGTGCTTGTGAGTTAAGAGCAAATGTCAGAGTATTGTTGCATACTACTCGAATTGGCGTAAAACGGATATCGATTGACTTGCCATAAACATGTGGATTGCTAAAAAGCATATATGAGTCAACTTGATCTCCACCAAAGAGGTCAAATGATTCTTTTACTTTAGCAAGAGCCCAAACATAGTTACCGCCTTTAAGCGATCCTGCGGTATGCATTTCCATATCACCCGCAAGAACGTACTCATTGAAAAATTCAAAAGCTTGTTCATTTTGAACAGGGTTCCAGTTTTCACCGACGTTGGTCAGGATTTTACCGTCAGTTTCACGCACAAGCGACTTCTGACCAGTTTTACGCTTTTCACCATTATACTCGATGAAAGACTCAACTTCCTGAACGCGCCAGTCAACACCGGCAGCTTTCATCATCTGACCTGGAGTCAGATCATTCGAAACCAAAGTACCAAGACCGTGCCAAGGTACATCACCAACATAAGCCATTTGAGCTTTACCGTCAACAAATTCAAGTTCATGTGCCATAATATATTCTCCTTATACCAGTTCGAAGCACTCACGTGCCACCATATTGAATTCACGCTTGGAGCATTCCGAAAAGTCCAAACCCCAGCATTCCATTTCGTACTGAACTTTTGCAGCAGTTTCAAGGTCAATCTTAAGAAGTTCTGCGATTTGACGAGTGTACATGTTCATAGTGTTTGTCTCCATTTCATATGATTACAATACGCCATATGAAATCATTTGTAAACAGTTAAATGTGCTTTTTGTAAAAAATATTTTGTTCTTTTTCACGATCATCCAGTTCATAATGACTTCTATATTGGTTGTTTGCCCTGATGACTTCACCTAAAATGCTGAGGTTATCAAACCCAAAATCCCAGATTGCATATGTGTCTTTTGGGAAACAACTTCCACCGTAACCTTTTTTCCCATCAAATCCAGGTACTTTAGTATGTGAAGGGCCAATCCGCGGGTCTTTAGCTATAGCACTAGCCACTACATTGTATCTTCCACCGATTGATTCTACCATATCTTTCCATTGATTGAACCATACAACTTTAGAAGCTAGAAATGAGTTAATGCCATATTTTACGAGACTTGCTTCTGCAGGTGTCATGAAATATGCTTTAGCGGGATTACAATTTGAGTTATAATTATAAAGGTTTTCAACTTTCTTACATACTTCAATATCTCCACCCAGAATATGGAATTCAGGATTCAAAAACTCATCATAGGAATTACGTTCAGTCAAAAATTCTGGGTTATATACAAAACGCTTATATCTGGTAAACTCTTCAGCCAGATCAGGCGTAATAGTCGATTTAATTACTACCATACCACTTGGAAATTGTTCAAGCTTTAGAATTACTTCCCTAATGATGTTGGCATCAATCCCGGAGGAATCATTCCCCATTGGGGTAGGCACACATACAAAAGTAACATCTGGGACATATGCTTCCAAATCATCCATATCGTGAAAGCCTTTATAAGGATCCACGATCATAATATCGTTAGATGTGTTTTTAAACCCAAACTCTACAGCTTTACCTACAAACCCATAACCAATAATTGCAATCTTAGTTAGCTTATTCATTAATGTTTGCCTTCGCTAAAATTACTTACAAGTCTATCACCAGACACGGCTCGACGTTTTACTTCATTAACTGAAATTCCATATTTTTTAGAAACAGATTCATAGATCAATTCGATAGCGTCTTTAGTTGTCATAATATATTCCTCAGATATAAAATTTGCTTTGATCGATTACGTTATCAAAATGATAACCAAAAATAGCTACTCTACGTGGAATTTCACCGGTCACTACGCGATGGTTCCAACCGGTATTAATAAACCAAAGATCGCCTATTTCCATTTGAAAACTATGAATAGTTCCATCTCGTCCTCTAAACTCAAATACTGAATCGTTTTCATTCAAGCAAATTTGGGCTCTACACATATAGCTTGTACAGCTATCGATATGCCAATTTAGTTGATGCGCATTACTCATTTCACTCATTCTGAAACGATAAATGTTTGTGAAATATGATTCTAGAAATTGTTTAGCTTTTACTTCTTTAGTCCAATATGTATAACGATATTCATCAACATCGACTCCAATCTCTTCAGGAGGTTTTGTTTGAACTAACAGCTGACGATATCCGCTCGTATCAAAAACTTGCTTATAGTCGATAGCTTGACTAATTCCATATACATCCCCACCGATATCGTTTTGGGGTTCTGCATCTAGAATTTCGTTAAGTTCATCGACCATGAACTGAGGAACTTTACCGAGCTTCTCAAAGAATTTGAGTTGGTGACGTTTTGGCCCAGTTCCACCTACCCTCATTCTTTTGGTAGTTTCGATGAGGTATTTCTTATCCATGTAAAATCCTATACGTTTCAATTTCCATTTTACTCAGCTTTGGCTGCTTACCATTATATACTATATTTTGATAACAATCCGGATCGCAAACCGGTTCACATGTTTGGAACATACCATCAGGCACAACCCATCTTAAGCCACTCCTATATTCTATCTTGTTTTTGAACCTTTGTATACTGTTTTTTCTCTTTAATCCTTGCATAGAGACAAAAACTGTATCCCATTGTTTAAGATAATCCATTTGAGCAAGTGCTAGGTGCTGTGATGGGCTAAATACCATATCGTTTTTAGGATGAGTGAATCTGCGATAATCCCTGTAAATATAAGTTCTAGTGCAGATCCTATAGCAACCTTCGTAGTATTTTTGAATAGTAGCAAATGCAACGGGTCTATCTTCATCATATAAGAAAAACCAATCTAAAAACTTATTATCTTTATAAGTATTTGGAAGGTTATCGAACCAATCAGAGTTTTTCTTATCATATATGTAAGACTCGTTCTTTAAACGAGCTAACTCTTTTATAAAGTTATCTTCTCCGTATTCCTTAAGTGTTATTACTTTCGGATCAATCGAATAAACCAAGCCGCTGGGTCCCATTCGTACCACCTCTTTCCAATTTGCCAATCCATTGGCTTTGCATGATGATTAGCGTGCCATCCTTCACCGCCAGTCAAAATGTTAGCTATCCAAGAATTAGAAACATTTTCATGTCGGTGGCACAATGTATTTAGCAATCCAAATCCTATATAACCATAAACCATAGGTGCAATTAATAACACTAGAAACCATTCAAATGGCAGAAAGGTGAGGCCAAATAAGAATGTGCAGAAACGAATATCTCTATGATTTTTATGAAACCACATTACTCGTTTGTTTTTGAGTAAGTCAGTTACGTGTCTTGGACGAATAGCCGGAACTTTAAACGTAGAAGTCAATACTCTCCAAACGGGTTGATACTTGGGCGAGTGAGGGTCTTTTTCAGTATCCGAGTGATTATGATGCAGCCTATGTACACCAACCCAACCAAGTACCGAGCCAGAGCCTGATAATGGCCCTAAAGAAAGAACTAGATATTCATACCAGACAGGAGCTTTAAACGATCTGTGCGAAAAGTATCTATGATATCCAGCTGAAATTACCGCTGAAGATAAAAAGAACCACCAAATAAAACTACTTATCAAATAAACCATTGCAATTGCTTTCTATATAATTTGCAAACCCAATTTGACCAAGTGCGTTAGGATGGCGGTCTGATTTTGATATCCTAACATCGTCGCCATCCCCTAATATATGATCCAAGTTAAATCCACCGATCATCTTATGGAATGGGAATCCTATAATATTTTTATTATTTTTAATATCTTTGAAATATGGATTAAGCATAATATCTGAAAAAAAGCTATCTAGTTTGTAATTAATCGGATTTTTTATATTAGGTAAAAAATCCAAATTAGTGAGAAGTCCTATAGGAAATCCGGCAACACCTTGATAAAACGCGTATGGTATTTTTTTATCTTTTAATATATTTGCCAGCAAAAACATATACCTAAATGTATCATTAACTACGCTTTTTACCCATAAATCTATAGTATATTTTGGATTATAGAAAAAATCTCTATAGTCTACTTCATACTGATAAATTTCTTTATACATGGAATGATCATCACGTAAAAGATCTACAGCAGAAGCTAAGGGAAAATGTTGTATGTGGGCCATTGTCTGAAATCTATCCCAACCACTCCAGACTACCACAACTTTTTTAACATTTTTATTAACATGAAGCTCGTCTACTATAGAATCGAATATTTGCTTATTACCTATACCACTAATAGCTTTATTAATGACGGATAAATTATGCCGATCTGCAATAATTTCGGGCCACATCTTCCAACCTTTAGCTTTTTCATCAGGCAAAGATTTGTCATAACTAACAAAGTTTGGATCAGTATAAGAACACCCTGATACCAGCAGTATATCTTTTTTCATAAATAAAGATCCTTATATCTCTTAATAAATTCTTTTGAAATTAATATTTGTCCAGCAGCATTAGGGTGTCTATCACGAATAGAAATATAATATTCTTCTTTATTATATCTCATATCATCAAATGAATATCCACCGATTTCTTTCATCATTGGCCAACCGATAAAGTGTTTTTTCCTTTTGTCGACTTCGGAAAATATGGAATTGTTAGTTAAAATTTTAACCACTTCTGCTGGTGATATTGCACACTTTTCAGGCAACTGTTGATTTTCAACCTGTTTATTAATTGAAAAATAATCAAAATATATTAAACCTCCGAACATAACAAATTTGATATTACGTTTTTCACATATTTCCATAATAGCAAACATTTTTCTAATTGGATTGAGAATCATAGATTTATAGGCCTTAGTGCTTAAAAAATGATCACTTTTAAAATATTTTTGGCTTATTTTACCAACCCCAATGTCGTCCATCCACGGGAATGGATCGTAGTTTCCATTGATGGTGTTACACTCTACAATAGGATTAAGCGTAAAATTAAAAAATGGAAGTCTATCAGAAGTAGACCATAAAATAGCTACAGTATCGACCCTATCGCCGTATGTACTTAATCCTTCTAAAATTGTATCGAATATATGATCCGCGCCGGCGCCGGACTGGCCTTTATTCACGCATTCTAAACCCAATTCTTTTGCCATAAGCTCTGGCCACATTTCCCAATCTCTTTTGATTGTGGGGTCGTTTGATCTATAATGCGTATCAGTATATGAACAACCCGACGCAAGTAATATTTTTTTAGCCATTATTTTTCTCGTATCTTTTCATCAAAATACTTTTACATTATATTTTCTTTGAAATTCTATGCCATCAGCTTCATCATTGACCATAGGTTTGCCTTTGATATTTAGACTTGTATTAAGTAGCATAGGAACACCAGTCAATTCATAAAACTCTTCAATAATAGGACGAATAACAGATCCACAATCTTTCTTTACAACCTGAACCCTTGCGCTGCCATCAACATGAGTAACTGAACTATAGTCATGCTTTGCTTGTGCTACAAACTGCATATATTCGTTCATCGGTCCTTCGAAATATTCAGAAGCAAATTCTTCCAAGATTGCAGGTGCAAAGGGTCGAAAGAGTTGTCGGCGCTTAATCTGGTTAACAGTGTCTTTAATATCTCTTCGAGGGTCAGCAAGCAAGCTACGATTGCCAAGGGCGCGAGGGCCAAACTCAGCACGGCCATTAGCAACCCCGCAATAAGAATTATCAACAATATGTTGAGCAACCTCTTTAGAATTGATGTTACGTTTGATATTGTATCCAAGATACGGATTTTTCCATTTCAATTTCTTACCAAGAGCTAATGCTGCAGCACCGAGTGATGAACCAGCATCACCTGGGTTTGGCATAATCCAAATGTTCTTACCTTTAATCTTACTGTTAGCTGCACAGTTAAGCGCGCATCCACCCATATACACTAAGTTAGGATGTTTACAGTACTTATCAATGATCTTAAGTAATTCTTTTTCAAACGTAGCTTGGGCTGATGCAGCTAGGTCTTCGTTCTTTGCATTCGGCAAATAGTCGCCAATGCCTTTATGATTATTGCGATGTAGTAGTTCAGACATATCATAGATAGGTTCGCCATACGCAGCCATGCCCATAAGAATATATTCGTCTTCATTAGGTTTTAATCCGACACGTTGTGTGACCGCAGAATAAAATAGACCAAGAGAGTACGGATACTTCCAGCTTTTGATCTTTCTCATCTGCGCGTGATTATAATGATCCGTCCAAGCTTCCCATACAGAAATTGTATCCCATTCTCCAATGGAATCAATAACTAATACATTAGCTTTATCAAACGGAGATGTATGGAATCCAGCTGCAGCATGTGACTGATGGTGATAGAATGTTTTCTTTTTACACATATCAAAGCACCAATCACATTTATATGATTTTATGGCTTCTTGTCCGAATAGAACTCTTCGAGTATTCTTAAGCCAATTCTTTTCATAATATGCGTATAGATCATGATCAAAATACTGATCAGGATGAATCCTAGGGTCATTCTTAATCTTAGAATACCGCTCAGAATGACCAGCATATAAGATCTCACCTTTATCCACTAATGCAACACCTGCATCATGGAAACCTTCACTAACACCCAAAATTCTCATAGTATACTACCCATTGATAAAAGAATCTTTTATATTATACCACTATATACCCATTTGTAAACAGTTAATTGTTCAATGGGTTATCTAATGCTTCCTGTAAGACTTCTTTTATATCTTTATCAAGCTGTCTCATATCAGTATCTATACGAGTTTCCGTCTCACGCATTGTGTCACGAACATCTTTTTCTGACTCTCTAATAGTCTTTTCTACTTCTCGTATAGATGCTGTTACATCTTTTTGTACCTGATTCATTTCAGTGCGAATACCTTCAAGCGTTTGTTCAATATTATCTTGGGCATCTTTAACGCGATTTTCAGATTCGTCTACTTTATCTTCCATGCGATCTACTGCTTGTTCAAGCTTAAGTAAATCATCACGCAAGCCATCTTTAATATCGCGAGTATAGTCAATTGCTCCGTCAAGTTTTGTTTGCACTAATGCATTCTCTGCTTTAATTTTATCTATGTCGATATTCTGTACGACTTCTTTCATATCAACATAGTCTTTATAGAACTCAAAACCACCCCACAAAGCTCCACCTGCAGTAGACAGCGCCGTTAGTACAACCGCCATCTTACCACCTCGAAAAGTCATTCCGCCAAATTCAAACTCTGCCATGTTCTTTCCTTACTTAGGTTTTGAAGCTGAGCTTTTAGCATATGCTTGTGAGCCAAAGAATGCTGCCACGATACCAGCAACCGAAACAAAGTATGTTGCTGCCATATTGCCTAATATTTGACCAGCCGAGTCAAGTCCCACCATGTAAGCAAGAACAACAGCAAATGGATATAGTAATAGTCCGCCTAGAGCAAACCATGTCATGTTTCTTTGGGCATCACGCATAGCATCAGCATCTTCAAGTTCCTTTCGTTTGAACTCAAGATACATTGCTTCTTCTTCAGCAGACACATGACCGTCTCCGTTGGTGTCAGCCGGATGATATTCTTTTGCGACCTTTGTTTCCTCAGTCATTACTTCTCACCTTTCAACAGTGTCCAAGCGCCGTATGCGATCATGCCATACGCGATAAGATTAAGGGGTGCTAGGATCATAGCGATACCACATCCGATCAACACTACGCCATCCAGAGACGTTCTTTCTACTAATCTACTTTTTATCCAGTTCATTGATTCTTGCCTCCAATTCATCTATTTTCTTTGTTATCTTTGGGTATTTCTTTCTCCATGCATCTTCAGGTTGTTCTAACCAAGTTAGTCCCCAACGATCCACGAGATAATCCACTGCTCTATCGAATTGAGCATATCCCCATAACCCGATTCGTGTAGTGCTAAGATAAGCCAATACCATAGCACCAGCAATACTGCCAGCAATGCTTGTATAGATCCATAATCTGTCACTAGCCATCCTTTCTACCATATCCCAAATCATTTGTCAGCCGCCTGTACTTCCGCAGGATCAACTACACCTTCTTGCATTAGTCTGTTACGGTTTGCAAGGTGAGCAATTTCAACATCTGCTTTGTTTTGACCGTGATATGGAACAGCGTGTCCTTCTTCAATCAGCACTTTAGATACAGTAGTGTCACCGCATTTAAAGTCACCGAGCACACGACCAAACTTACCCTTCATGTCTTCACCATTCTTATCATCGAATGTGATTAGGATTGCTTCTTTTTCTAATAGCTGCTTCAATCTATTCTTTGATACAAGTCCAAAGATCTTCTCAACTTTATTTGACGTACGTGATTCTGGGGTGTCGATGCCAACTATTCGTACGCGCTCGTCCGTGAGCACGATACCGAACCCAAGATCAATATCCACGTCTACAGTGTCGCCGTCGACGATCTTTAAAACTTTTACTTTATACTCGTTAGGCATTATTCTTTCTCCAAGTATTTTATATAATTGGACATGCCGTGATCACGGGCGCCATCAAATGGTTGTTTATTTTTCCAAGCAGCGCGACGTCCTCTGAAACCGTCTTTGAATCTCTGCCATGATGTCATTTTACGGATGTTACCGTAGAAATTAATATATTGAAGCTCTCCATGATGTCTATAACCAAGAAAAGCAAATGGAACCTTTGGAACAATATCATTATTATTAACATGCCTGTAATGCTTGCATGTAATATTCTTAACGAACTTTTTAGTTCCCACTCTAGGTGATCCATATGTGTACAACGCATGTGGATTTAGTCGAGAAGCCGCAATAGTTGCCATTGCGCCGCCTAACGAATGTCCACAGATGTATAGTTTACGGGAACCAAGTTTGTCACCCATAACTTTTAAAACATCTTGCCATACTTTTTCTAATTCAGTTTGAAATCCGTTGTGTACCCAACCACCAACTTGGGCTCGGTCTGGGAATGCGTTGAGATCTGCTTTAATATCAGAAAACTCGCCCGGTTCTGTGCCACGGAAAGCAAGAACCATTTCAGTTTTGTTCCAGCACACATGTACCTGTGCGCAGTCAATGTCGATGAACTTATGATAGGTGTAGCCTAACTTTTTAAAATTAGGTTTGGCTTCTTTACCATCTTTATACGCAAGCTCTGCCATATGGGCAAAGTGTGCTGAGCGATCTATAGTCATGTCTAACCCTTTGTTTGGTTTCCATGATATATGTCACTATTTTAATAATTAATTTTCAAATTGTAATTCTCTAAGTTGTTTTAACTCTGCTTCGAGTTTTAAAACTTCGAGTTGTTTCTTTTTTAGTTCTAATTCATATAGTCTATTACAATCAATTCTACTCTTAACTCTTTTGCCAAGAGGTATGACAATTCTGGCATAGACTCCAACATCACCGGGCGTATCATTTCCAAAGGCTCCGCCTTGTTCAACAGTACCAGTCACGCCAAATTCCATATTAGTTGCTGACCCAATAGCATTTGAGCAATCAAGTTCTCCGGCCCTAAACTTATCAGATTGATAGTTTTGTGGCATTGAAGGTAAGCCTAAACTTATTGAACTTGAATCACCATATGCGCATGTTGCCATTAACATAAAAATAATAAAATATCTCACATTTTTGCCTCACTTTATTTTCGAACATATTTTAGAGGATACTCCTGTAGTTCGAACATTGTCCTTTTCTAATTTAGATAAGGTGCAAATATAGGTAGCATCATCTAAATCACTATTGCGGATATAAACCTCAAAGGTCTTTTTTCCTAAATACTCTAACTTTATAATCTTTTCTTCTGAAGCAAACGCAATTGGCTTCCATTCACTCGTAAACACACCAATCTCATAATATCTAACATCATCTCTTCTATTAAATAATTTCATACTTGTTACTGACACGCCTGATATATAAGACGGTTTCATAGTAGGATAAGCTGGAACCATCTCATGAGCATTTGCTGCACCAGACAGCCCCAACAATATCCCTATCACATACTTCATATTACTTTGCGATACATTCGGCTTCTACGATAGCAGTATAGTTACCGCCTGGAAGAGCCTGATTATATCCGTATTCGGCAGAGGATTCAATAGTGAACCATGTGCTACCGGCAATTGTCATATCGTATTCGGTTGTGCTATCGTATACGACTTTATTTGTTTCATATGCTGACATTAATGGATCTGTAACTTTATCTACCGCAACAGTACCAGTCCAGTTAACAACATCATTCAAAGTTGGTGATGATGAGAATGATGTCGGGTACGAGATTTTTGCGATATAGCTATCAGCTAATGAAACATCGTAGCGAATACGAGGAACAACGCCGCCATCTGCAGATGCAGTGCTTAGTTTGTCGGCGGTAGGGTTACCATATACGCCCTGAGTTTCAGTATGAACAGAACATTTAGACTGAACTGTGCCCGTAATATTAACATTTGCAAAGCTTGCAGATGCTAATAGCGAAAACGCCACTGTAAGTGTTTTTGTATTGAACATTTTAGTTCTCCGATTGTTTATCTTATTAATCATATTGTAAACGAACCATATCCCTATGCAATTGTTGACTTGCCAAATTGCTCAATGCTTTTCTGTTGTCGGGAATATCTTTATCTTCAAATGATAAAGAATCTTCGTATTTTCCTCCTTGAATAGTGACGCTATAATAAGGAGTAAATTGAATACTATTAGTTAATTGTGCCATAGCAGCTTGTTGCTGAGCTGCATCGCCGATCGATTCTGCAGCGCCTGTAATAGCTAACACCTCTTCCAACGATCTTTCTTCAGTTTCTTCTTCTTCGGTAATCACTTCTTCTTGAATTTCAGTTTCTTCAAGGTCGGTTTCTGCATTTTCTTCTAAATATCTTTGTACGAATTCATCATAATATGGATCATCATAATCAATAGTGCCTAAAAGCCCATTATCTAACAAATATTGATACATAGAATCAAAATATCCATCACAGCTTGGATCTAATAAAGGATTGTAACAAGTATCAAACTGATATGTGTATGATATATTGGCATCACTAATTGTGCCATCACCATTCACAAATATTTCCCCAGGCCCCCATCTATTACCTGGAATGTTAGTAATCATCGGATCAAATCCAACTTTAGTATTTCCGGGTAACTGATCCCAGCTATCGTTTCTCTCGTATACATAACCACCATTTATTGCGTCTTCATTACGAATAACAACAGTGGCATCAGTAGATGGATCTTTCGTTATAGTATAACGATGAAATACACCACTAACCTCTATACCAGCCTCGGGCGGTAATATATCAGCCATATTCCAACTGTAACCATTGCTAGTAGCGTTATTGGTTTGTCCGGTTATGACTTCAGAGTAGCAATAAGAGTAAGAGGCCACCAACACCAGCGGCACCTTTAAGAGTGCTTTTATCATCTTCATCCATATCTTTCAGAATAGTGCTTCGTTTTACATTTGATGGTTGTTTACC